GTTGATCCAGTAGCAGTTGCTCCTGTAGGACCATTACCCTTCGCAGGTAGATTGTTAGACATGTACACTTTAAAGCCATGCAAGTTGCCAAAGATCATTCCATTTTTGAGTTCGTCCTTTGAAGAAACAAAGTCACCATTCATAATTCTGGAATCTTCGTCTTTTAGCAATTCAGCAAAGACTGGGTCGATTACAAGCCATCTTCCCTCTTTGTCAACAAACTGTTGGTCAAGCTTTCTTGACATTCTGTTGATGACAGCTAAAGGTGTAGCGTGAGCAGCTGTTGTATTAACACCGTCACCCTGTCCTCTTGGCTGAACAACAATAGAGTTGTTTGCTGAACCACCGTTAAAGTCAGCGGCATCAACTAGCATAGAACCAAGTAGTTCGTTAGAACCTGCAGTTGATACAGCCTTTGTACCGTTAACGGTAGTGTTAGCTGTTCCTGCTACAGTGTTCAATGCAGACTGCTTGAAACCTGCTAGATAGCCTAGAACTTCCTGATCGTACTGATCTGAAAGTCTATAAGCTGCTCTATCGGAAGCTAAAGATTGGAAGTTAACGTGTGAGTGAGCTTCCTCAATATCGTCAACTTTAAATGCAAAATAGTTTGCTTTGTCAACGGTAAGAGAGAAGTCCTCATCGTCCAAGTCCTGAGGTGTGATTTGTGTGCCACGAGCATACTCTTTTACAGTAATCTCTGGCTCTTTGATAATTTTAACGGTATCACCCATCTGACTAATCTCACCAAAATAATCAGAGTTTGTGATACCTTCCACAACAGATGACTTACGGAAAGCAAGCTGTACCTGTTTGGAATATATGACAGGACTAAAGTTACCATTAGGTAAACTGGTATGCCCTGCAGCAGTTTGAAAAGCCATAGTTGTTCCTCCTTACTTTTCAAGGTCACAGATACAAATTACAATTACTGATATAGGGGCTAATTTAATTCTAGGTGCAGTTGTACACACTGGGCTAGACAAACTAGGTAAGTCTCATCGCATTGTCGTTTGTGATAAAAATACATACTTTAGGTGTCCATAAAGGGGCTATGTGTATGTATTTACGTATTATACATAGTTATATGTATAAATTTTTAAATGTCAACTTTTTTATCGTGCAGATCCAGAAACATCATATACAAACTTACCTGTCTGTATTGCTTCCATAATCTCCTCTTGTCGTTTCTCGTACTCTTGTGCTGACATCTTTTGTACTTGTGATTCCCTCAGATATGATGACTGATCATTTGTCTGAGGTTTAGACCGTGATGCTTTGGTATTTGTAGCAAATGCAGCGTCCTTTGATGTGCTTGCTTTCTTTTTAGTAATACCCTTATCAGCTTTGTATAAGTCTATAGCACGAGCTGCAGACTTTGCGTCATCATCATTTTCATAAAGAGCTTGCTGTACCCACTTAGGTTGATCTTCAGCCCAGTTATGAAACTCATCGTCTTCACGTATCTCTATAAAGTCAGGATGTATTTTTAGTAGCTCTACCTCTGCTTTCTCTTTAGTAGCAGATTCTTGCATTTCGTTTATCTTTTTAATCCTGTCTTCAAGATCTTTAGATTGCTCTTTAGATTTCTTGATAGCTATAGTTTCAACTATTGCTGCTACGTCAGGATGTTTAGTTGCCCATGCTTCTAAGTCCTCGTCTGACTTTGGTAGCCTGATTTCTTTTTTAGTAACTTCATCAAGCTGTGTTTTTAAACTGTTTATCTGCTCCTGCAGATCAGCTTCCTTTTGTTGTGAGTGTCTTCTAAGATCACCATAGCGTTTCTTAAAAGTTCTCTCCTCTGCAGATGTAGGTTCAGCTTCTGCTTGTACCTCTTCTGTCACTTCACCTTTTTGCTCTGCGATTAACTGATTTAATTCCTCTTCGTCTTTTTGTATTTTGTCATCTCGTGAATACTTACGAGATGCTAAAGACATTACTTTTTTTGGTGTTGCATCTTGCACCATTACTTTTGCTTCTGCCATTTTACTTACCTTTCGTTAGGGCTAACTGTATGCCATGTTGATGGGGAGTTAGGTAGCCAACATAATGTGGATTTATTTTTTACGTGATGAAGCCAATCCACCCTTCTTCATTTTCTTTGGTTTAGCTTTGGGTGAAGCTATACCACCTTTCTTCAGTCTTTGTGGTTTCATAGGTTTTGTAGGCACACCTCCTACGTAGAAACCTCCAGTAGGACCAAATCTTTCTCCTGCACCACCACCAATTCCTATTGTAGGTCCTGAACCAAATGGTGCAGATCCTCCTCCACCACCACTTCTAGGTGTTCCTCTTGCTATAGCTTGAGCTTCTCGCATCTGATCTTCAAATGCTGAGACTTGTTCTACAGTATCTAAATCACCTCTACCTGCTGACTCTTCTGCAGCTTGTATATCAGGTCGTAAAGCTCTGGCTTGCTCTTGCATCCTGTCAAGTGCTTTCTGTGGGTCAGTGGCTTCTTGTCTGTTCTTTTCTAGTCTACTTAAAACATCAGTTGTAAGAGGTTCGTATTTAGGTGATCCGTCTGGATTCCTGTTACCTTTAAATATTGTTGGTGGTTTCTTTCCTGTAGGATCTCTACGCACACCTAATAAGAAATCATCTACCTTGCCAACCTTGCCTGTTGATGGAAATCTAGCTTGAGATTGTAGTTCAGTATCTCTCTTATATTTCTGATAATCAGCTTCTGATACCACACCTTTTGCGTCACCATAGGGTGAGTCTTTTCTAGGATCAATTAGGTTGGTAAGATTTGTTACGGCTGTGGCTCGTTCTCTTCTATCCCTATCAATCTCTGGTTTTATCTTACCTCCAATATCTGCACTAGGACTTAATATTGATTTAATGGTAGATATAACAGGATTCAAGAAACTTAATAAACCTGTTGGGCTTTTCTGTGCTTGCGTTATTGCATTTTGTATTTCAGCATTGCTTGGATCTCGTCCTAGAGATGATCTTAAAGAGAACCTAACTTTATCATATGTAGGTAGATTATAATATTGTTGGAATGTAAGCTCTGGTCTTATTGCTTTGAGTGTTTCATATTCAGACTTTAGATTGTCAAGTGTGGTCTTCTGTAATCGTATCGGTTTACCATCTTTAAATAAACCAAATTCATCGCCTAAATATTGATCTGGGTCTGCAAACTCATCGGCTCTAGGTAAAGTCATTCCTGCTGAATTTCGTGGGTCAGCCATACGATCTGAATCACCAGAATCGGAGTCTGTTGGTTGCTCTCTTCTTGATATTACATTAGAATATGAATCTTCTACTGGTGTATCATCCACAACATATCCCTCAGGTAGTGGGTACAAAGGATTACCCTCTTTGTCAAATGACCACATCATAAAGTCATCAGGGTTGCTAGGATTGATTATCTTTTTTATTTGAATGTCAGATGGTTGCATAGGCTCATCTAACGCACCTTTTATTTCTTGTTCTTCTTCTGGCGTGTACACTGTTGGGTCTTGGCCTGTATCGCCTGTTTGGAATCTTGGATCATCAAATAACCCACCACCATTTGCTAGTCCAACTGCACCACCTTCAGCCTTTTCTTCTTTATCGTCATCTTCTTTTTTCATCTCACCTGATATGACAACTAAGTCTGCCATGCCAAATGGAACATCATCTGGTATCTCAGCTTCCTCTGGATTGCCAAGCTGTCCCATCTTTTCCATCATTTTCAAGCCTTGTTTAGCATCTTGACGCATCTTCATCAATGTTTCAAGACCAATGTATCGCACAACGTCTGCAGGAAAAACAAACTCACCCTCACTAAGCATTGTGGGTATATCGTCTGCAACTTCTTCTTTTAATGAACCTGATGGTACTTTGTTGCCTGACTTTGGTTCTGTTTCACCACCATCGTCCTGCATGCCACCTTCTTGCATGAAAGCCATATTCATTTGTTCCTGCATTGCCGTTCCTTTCTAGGTCTTTCCGTTTGCGTTTACACTATCCCTAAGTTGACGCAATCGTCTTAACATCATAATAGCACCTTGTGATCTGTGCAGTATAACTAA